ATCTCTGAAGAGACTGCGTTGACCAAGTCTGCATCGACTGGGTAAGTACCTGTCACACAAGTGAAGGTAGAGGTGCTTGGATCGAAACTGGAGGCCTCACCTGCGTAGCCGATGTAATAGTGGCTGCCATTGAAGAAGTACAGCTTGTCTTTGACTTGAAGATAGAGCTTGGGGTTGGGGACACCAACGCTGAGGGCGTGGAAAAGTCGCCTCAAAACCGCGCCAAGGCTGGCCATGTTGACCCTATTCAGATCATGTTTGGCCAGGAAGGCCTTGAGCCTGAAGCTACTATTAGTGAGAACTGCCTTCTTGATGGCTGCTTCGTCTTCGGTGTCTAGTTCGAGCCACAAGTCGGACTCATGCATGGTGAAACCGACAGGGTCTGGCATCTTGTCTAACTGTTTCGGGAAAGCGGCGCCGGCATTAAAAAGCCCCCAATCGACTAGGAGGCTGGAGCTGGTAAAAGGCTGGCCGTCTCGGTAAGCAGCCCCACTCATATTGGCCACAACCAGCCTGGTTTCAGGTGTGTCTGAGAAAGGAAATCTCCTCTCAAGACCGGGTTCGAATGCTTTGATGTACTCATAAGGGCGGGTCCAATAAGAGTGGTTGAGCTTCTCCATGGGGCCAAGGGGGGGCCCATAGTTGGAAATGACGACGATCTTCGTGAGGGCAGGACACGAGTTGTAAAACGTCATGAATGCGCTCTGGTCCTGTTGTCTGCTCGGGTTGAATGCGTCGTCGAGGACGACGAGACTGTCAGGTCTAAGAGAAGGGGCGGCGCCAATGGCTTCAGTCAAAGAGTTAAAGCTTCTGACTGGGCAGCCTAAGAGACCAGCTGCCTCTGTGAAAGTGGGAGCTAGGACCTTTGACTTACCACACCCTGGCCTGCCTGCTACGTAATGAAGGAACTTAGAGTCCCCAGCAGAATGGCTGACGTCAATGATACCGTCGCCATCCCTGAGGTAATCAACTGGGATGCTGTTGAGTCTACTTTCGGGGGACCTCTGCTTGAAGGCCTTGTGTGCTCTAGCAAGTCTGTGGACAATAATGTCGATAACCTCTTGATAGGTTATACGATCATCAGGAGCGCCATCTGTGCGGGGGTAGACTGTGTCTTTGTTCTGGTCATTGGGAGAAACCACCCTGAATTTGAGGTGGCTAAAGTCCTCCTTGCGTGATGGTTGGTTGTTCCTGAAATCATCCAAACTCTTGTCAAAGCCGTCGTGGTAAACCTGGAGCTCTAGCATGCGAGTGCGAAGGGCGGCAGCGGCATTTTGATGGAGAGCTGTGCCGCAGGCGTCAAGACCAACGTTGCCTGTGAGTATAACGAGCTTCGGTTTGAGGACTTGATTCTTACCGCTGAGATCTGCTGATGGCATGGGAACGCAGTTGCCAGAAATAATATCATTGAGCTTGATGTATGGAGACTTCTCCGGTGAGAGGCCTCTGGCTCCACCAACTTCGTCCAGCCAAACTGTGTGTTCACCGTAGTAATTGCTTGAATGAGCTGCTGTTGGCT